AAAGTATACAGAGAATCATACGGTATGTATGCCGTGCATGGAATCCTATTTAACCACGAAGGAACTAAACGCGGCGAAGAGTTTGTAACAAGAAAAATTTCAAAAGGCGTAGCGAGAATCAAGAGGCAGTTAAAAGAATGTTTATATAATGAAAAAATTGAACCAATTGAATTAGGTAATATTTATTCTAAAAGAGATTGGAGCGATAGCGAAGACTTCGTAGAGGGGGTTTGGCTTATGTTAAATCAGGATAAGCCAAAAGATTATGTTCTAGCAAGCGGGGAAACTCATACCATTAAAGAATTCATAGAAAAAGCCTTTAAAGCTGCGGATATTTTTGGCTCTTGGACTATGGTGGGCGAAGACCCCTTAAAAACTAAATACGTTCTGAGCGCGGATCAATACAGACCCTTGGTGACAATTAACCCTAAGTTTTACCGTCCAGCAGAAGTTGATCTACTCTTGGGAGACCCAACCTTGGCGAAGCAGGAACTAGGATGGAAGCCTAAAGTTTCATTTGACGAATTGGTTGAGAAGATGGTAAAGTGGGACATTGAAAAATCAATTCAAAATTAAAGAATTAGAGAGCCTACCAATACCCCCGCAAATCAACAATAAATTTCAATATTTGGTTTGGAAGTTTCTCAAAAACCCAGAAAAGGTAAATTGGCCCAAAGAAATAAAATTGGGTAAAATTCTATTTAAGAAATACAAAAAAGTTGACTTCTGGAAAGGGTTAGAGCTCGGTTTCAAGTTAAATTCTTTAGCTTTCTTTTTGACAAAGGAAGGAAAATATATTCTATTTAATGAAGTAAGAAAGCGTAAGTTTAAAATAAAAGAAATACTTCACGTAAAATTGGAGGAGGAAAAGCTTGGTGAAGACTTTGTTTCCAAGGGCAATAAAAAGCACCAGTTTTTAAATTTTAAAATTTATAAATGATATGCCTAGAAAGAAAAAAGTAGCTAATTCGTCAGATTCATACAATCAAATGGAGGCTTTGTTAAATCAATTTCCAAATGATCATTACAACTTCCAAGAAGATGTTTACTACAAAGTATCAACAGGAAGTTTAATTTTAGATATAAGAACCAATGGTGGCATTATGCCGGGGCTCCATAGGTTTTGTGGAATTAACGAAGGCGGTAAAACCTCTGAAGCTTTAGAGGTTATGAAAAACGCTCTCGACACAGTTGATAACTGCAAGGGGCTTTACGTTAAATCTGAAGGCAGGTTAGACCCAGACATGGAGCAGAGATCGGGGGTTAAATTTATAAAAACTCCATCTGATTGGGAGCCGGGAAGCTGCTTCGTTTTAGAAAGTAATGTTTACGAAACTGTTTTTAAAATAATTAGAACCCTCGTAAAAGAAAATGAAGAGCAGTTTAGATATTGCATAATCGTTGATAGCGTAGACAGCTTGATCCCGAAAAACGATCTTGAAAAAGATTTTGACGAAGCATGTAAAGTGGCTGGGGGAGCACTACTTGCGTCGAAAATAATGCAGAGAATCTCTTTGGATATGGCCAAGGGCGGCCATATGATGATACTGATTAGCCAAGTAAGATCAGATATACAACTTGATCCATACGCGAAAAAAGACTTTAAGACTACCACAGCTTCAGGAGGAAACGCCTTGCTTCATTATGCTAATTTCATTTTTGAATTTCAAGGTAGATACAATAAAGACCTAATTCTTGAAAAACCAAACGAAAGATACGATGAAGTTAAAAATAAAATCATCGGCCACGAAGCTAAAATTATAGTTCGCAAGTCTCCAAACGAAAGAACCAATACCATCATAACTTATCCAGTGAAATACGGGAGAAAGGGGGGTACTAGCATTTGGAAAGAAAGAGAAATAAGAGATTTGATGTTTGAATATGGTCATTTTACAAAGTCTGGAGCTTGGACTTCAGTTGATGATTCAGTAATTGAGGAAGCTAAAGGCTACGGGGTAGAGTGTCCCAATAAATTTCAAGGATTAGATTCTATCTTAAAATTCATGGAAGATAACCCCAAATTCGTAGATGTTTGGTATAAAAAATTTAAAGAAGTTCTTACATGAAATTAAAGTTATTTAACATAACTGGTAAACTTGTAACAAAAAATGTTTCTAAATATGTAATAAACTGGGATGAAGAATCCAGATCAAAATTACAATTTAAAGTTAAACAGTTTTTGAAGCCTTACTGGCGCTACCAAATGGTTTTTGAGGAATTTCCAGTATATGGGACTAGGATGGCTGTAGATATAGTTAACGCGACTAAAAAAATCGCAATTGAAGTAAATGGCCCACAACACAAAAAATTCAACAAATTTTTCCATAACTCTAAAGCGGACTACTTAGCCTCAATACAAAGAGATTGGAAAAAGACCGAATGGCTCACAAAAAACAATTTTGAGTTAATTGAAATTGAATCTGAAGAAGTAGACGGCATATCTAAAGAATTTATACAAGAAAAATTCGGAGTATCAATTTGAAAAGTGTAAATAAATGCATGGGGGACAAAAAGCCGTTTACAGTGCCGAAGGCTCTTCTTAATCAAATAGAAGAGTGCTCCTGCGGTGGTTATATACTTTTCACTTTTGATGGCGACACGATGCCTCAAGTATACAGTCACGCAGACAACCATGCTACAGCTATGGCTCTTCAAATGCAGGTCATAAACTGGGGCAAAGCCCTCGAAGCCTCGAATATAGAAATAACACTAGATTCGTGGTCTAGAAATGGGGTAGATGACGATTCTGAAGAAGAATAGTTGACTATCTTTCAGTCTTGGTTTAGTATATTTCATACTAAGGGCAAAACAGTCCTTTTCCCTTTTTGATTGAAGGATAACCGTATGCAAATATATTCATTACAAATAGAAAAACACGTTCTCGGAGGTTTAATGAGAAACCCCGAAGTATTCGCTGATGTAGACCCCTTCTTGACTGAAGAACACTTTTTTTCTCCAGTCCACGGAACAGTTTATCTTGTTATTAGATCGTGCATTCTCGAAGGCGAGAAAGTAGATAAAGTTTTAGTCGCAAACAAGATTCAAAACTTGGGCGTAACATTTAAAGATGAAATAAATATTTTTGATTATGTAGAAAATTTAGCATTTACTCAGATAACAGAAAAATCTACATTGAAAGCTGCTCATGAGCTACATAAAATAAAGATGCGCCGCGACTTAAGAGGCGTTTTATCTAAGTCTATAGAGGTCATAGAAAAAGGCGGCAACGACTCATTCGATGAAATTGTCGGCAAGGTAGATAGCTCTTTGAACTCTGAGATTAATAAGTACGGGTTTGACTCTGATCCTGAAAACATTTTCGAAGGAGCCCAAGAGTTAATAGAAGAAGCGGGAAATAACCCAGACGAAGAATACGGGCTTAAAACTTCATTCCCAGAAATGAACAGAATGTACGGGGGGTTAAGACCCGGAAATTTATATGCAGTTGTCGCAAGACCGGGGCAAGGTAAAACGACATTCCTTAATTATATCGGCTTTCAAACTTCGATTTCTAACGAATCGAAACCAAAGGTTTTACTACTCGACACAGAGATGTCTACTACTGAAATCCGATATAGAATGATCTCATCGCTAACGGGAGTCCCAGTGTGGCATCTTGAGACAGGTAATTGGCGCAAGAACGCAGAATACTTGGAGAAAGTTAGAGAAGTGTGGCCCAAGGTCAAAGAGTATGAGGAAGAAAATTTAGTTCATCATTACCACGTAGGAAACAAGAACGTAGACCAAATTGCGTCTTTGATTCGTAGATGGTATTTTAAAAATGTAGAACGCGGGAACCCTTACATTATTGTATATGATTACGTTAAATTAACAGGAGAGAACGTAGGGAAAAACTGGGCCGAATACCAAGCGATAGGAGACAAGATTGATAAGCTTAAAAAAATCGCAGAAGAAACAAACGCTGTAATCTTAACCGCAATGCAGTTAAATCGTTCTGGAGAAAACTTCGGAAGAAACTCTTCTAACGTAACAGATGATAGCTCCGCCATTTCTCTTTCAGATAGACTTCAATGGTTTGCGTCTTTCGTAGCCATCTTTAGAAGAAAAACTACGGATGAGCTAGCTTTAGATGGGCAACAATTTGGTACTCACAAGCTGATCCCGATCAAAACCAGATTCCAAGGCAAAGATGCAGCAGGACACCAAGATTTAATTCGACGCACAATTGATGGGAAAGAGGTTTGGTGCGCTAACTATCTTAATTTTGATGTTGAGAACTTCGCCGTGGAAGAGCGAGGGTCATTGGCTGACGTCGTGGATCATGAAAACGCGAACTATGAAATAACAGAGGGCGATCAAAACGATTCGGGTGATTTACTTTGAATGAGATAAAAGACATACTATCTGAACTTGGCTATAATCTAAGAGATTACGGCCAAGAATACAGAGCAAGACCCCTGTATCGCGACTCAGACAACGATACGGTTCTTAGAATAAGAAAAGATTCAGGAAGATGGGTAGATTTCAAGGAGAACATTAGCGGAACCCTTGAAGACCTTATTAAAATAACCCTAAAGTTAAAAGATCGATCCGAAGCTAAAGAGTATTTAGAAAATAAAAACTTTTTCTCAGAGGTAAAGATAGAGTCTAAGCCTCAACTTAAAACCACAAGAACCTTTGATAAGGCGATTTTAGAAAGAATTATCCCAGACCATAGATACTGGTTTGACAGAAATATAGACGATGACACTATAACGCTATTTGGGGGAGGACTCATATCAGAAGGCCGAATGAAAGACCGCTATGTTTTCCCCATATTCGATTCTAAGGGGTCTTTCGTGGGGTTATCGGGCCGAGACACCCTCCCAAGACAAGAGGGCTCTAAACGTCCAAAATGGAAGCATTTAGGCGACAAAAGCGAATGGAAATACCCCCTTCAAGTTAATTTAGATATAATACAAAAAAATAAAGAAGTTATCCTTGTCGAAAGCATAGGTGATATGCTATCTTTATGGCAAGCTGGGGTGGGTAATACTCTTGTAATATTTGGTTTAGACGTTAGTATTCCATTACTTAATTTTTTATTGAGATTAGACCCCAATAAGATATATATATCTTTAAATAATGACTCCAACAAGAACGACGCTGGTAATGTAGCCGCCAAGAAATTGAAGAATAAATTTTTGAAATATTTTGATTCCCACCAAATTGCTCTGGCCCTACCAGACAAGAACGATTTCGGAGAAATGAGTTCTGAAGAAATTTGGCATTGGAAAGAAAAAGCTCAACATGCCTAAAAAAGAAAACTATCTATCCGCCTCTAGAATTAAGACTCTAGAGGGATGCAGTTGGTTGTACTGGGTGAAATATCACCTAAAGCTTCCTGACATCACAAACCACGGGGCACTTAGAGGAACTATTTGTCATAACATTCTTGAACTACTGCTTAAGCCCCGACATAAAAAGCATTTTGATAAAATAATCGAAGACAGAGGCATCAAGGAAATTCCCTCGGTAAACAAAATGGCAGTCAAGTTTCTAAAAAAGAACGACGCCTTTACAGATGAAAATTATGATTTAGTAAGTAAAATGATTTTCGTCGCTTGCGATAATGATTTTTTTGGGAAAGACGCTCCCGAAATCGGAAGCCAAGCCCACATCGAAGAACCAGAAGTGGGGTTCGAAATAAAAAACAAATCCCCCAAGTACAACATTAAAGGTTTTATAGATAAGCCGATAGAATACAAGAAAGAAAAACTGCTTAGAATTGTAGACTATAAAAGTAGCAAGATGAAGTTTAGAGGGGAAGAGCTAAACAGCAATGTTCAAGCATTAATGTATTCTTTAGCTGCGCGGTCACTATGGCCCAAGCTTAAGCCTAGAATGGAATTTCTGTTTTTAAAGTTTCCAAAGCAACCTTATCAAGTTTTAGAGTATTCTCAAGAACAGCTTAAAGGCTTTGAATATTACCTAGAGCAAGTTCAATCTGTGATAGATGATTTTGATGAAGAATCCGCTAAAACCAATTTTGCTCTAGATGGCGGGTTTAAAACTAAATGGATGTGCGGCCCAACTAAAAGTGGATGGGAATGCCCATACAAAAAGCCTTTCACCTACTACGCGAAAAAAGATGAAGAAGGAAATGTTGTAAAAACTTCATTTGAAAACGATCTTTCAGCTGGAGAAAAAGAGAAAGTAGAAAAAATGGAATACGAAGGCTGCCCAAGGTTTTACGGCAAAGAGGTAAAGAAAGACCCATTTAATTTAAATTAGGTTATGGAGGTAACACCACTATTTAAAAGTCACTACTCCCTAGGTAGAAGCATTCTTACGTTAGAGAATCCGGATTCTTGTATTGAAGACGGCCCATCTTCTATAGTTAAAATCGCTCAAGACAACGAACTAAAGGAAGTTCACCTAGTCGAAGATAATATGAGCAGTTTCCTTCAGGCCTACTCAAACCTAACAGAACTAAATATAAAATTTATATACGGCATAAGAATTACGATTTGCACCGACATGCTGGACAAGTCAGAAGAGAGTAGAGAAAAAAGCTGCAAATATGTTTTGTTCGCCAAAAATAAAAATGGATACAAAAAACTAATTAAACTGTTTAGCGTCGGAGCTAAAGATGGCTTTTATTATGAGCCAAGACTAGACTTCAAGGCTCTTAAAAAAGAATGGTCTAACAAGGATTTGCTTTTGGCAGTTCCATTTTATGATTCATTTATATTCAAGAACGCGTTGACATATTCTTCCTGCATCCCGGAATTTAACTTTACTGAGCCGGTGTTCTTTATAGAGAACAACTCTCTACCTTTTGACAAAATATTATCCGAAAAAGTTAAAAGCTATTGCGGAGATGAGAAAGAGATAGTAAACACTCAAAGTATATACTATGAAAATAAAAAAGATTTCAAAGCTTATCTTACTTTTAGATGCGTAAACAATAGAACCACGTTAAATAAACCAAACTTTGATCATATGTGTAGCGATGAATTTTGCTTTGAAAAGTGGAAACAATTATAATGGACGAACATTTATTAAGATTTGATTCTGACAAGACCTACGTTTTCATTGACTGTGAAACGGAAAATCTTTGTCTTCATGAAGGTCATAACCTACCTTGGCAAATAGCAATGATCAAAGCTAAAGGAGGCAAA